TAAAAGAGTTTTTAAAGGTCAAAGAAAATCAAGAAATCTTCGCTCGCGCTTGGCTTGACGGCTACGAGATCGAGAAAGAGAAGCGGTATATTGTCAAAGTAAAAGGAGTGGAAGGAAGTCACAAATACCTAAATCATCGTATAAGTTTAGATAGTTGGTTCTTTAGCGGGGAAAGTGAACCGTTAGATTTTAGCGTTAAACACACCCGCAAAGAGCTTGAAGAAGCTGGGTTTGAAGAAGTGTTCAATAGCCCGTTGTTTGAAGTAAAAGAGGTGGAAGAATGAGTACAAATTTATTAGATGAAACAGTAGAATTTTTAGAAAAATATGATAAAACACTGGATGATATTTTGTATATTCAAGGTGATGATTTTGAAATCACAAGAAAAAACTTTGAAACAGTAGCAAGGGATACAAATTATGATTCTGGTTATGGTGCTCAACATGTACCAAAAGACCTTGTGCTAGTTGGTGAAGACTGGTGGATTGAGCGTTATGAGTATGATGGTGCTGAATGGTGGGATTTTAAGAGTATTCCAGCAAGAAAGCAGTACATGAAGAATATCACAAACCTACATAAAGGTATGTGGGATACCCTTAAAGAAATGAATGAGGAGTAAACATGACACGACCAAACAGATACCCATACACTAGAAGTCAGTGGGAAGAAGAAACAACTCTAGTATTTTTAGGTGACAAACACCTTGAATTAAAACTTGAGCAAAATGAAATTACAAAGGAGTCAAGACAATGTCATTAAATAAAGCAAGAAAACGATTGATTAGGAAATATCGTAAATTATATAACAGCCATCCGATAGGTTTGAAATTCAGTACAGATGGTGGTAAGACTTTTGTAGCGATGGGGAATATCGTTGAAGATTATATCCCAGATGCTGGAAACATTAATTCTGGAAATATTAGCGCAAGTAAATTGGCGGTTGGCGAACTTAGTTTTAAAAGCTTTGAAATAACTATCAACCAAGCAATTTCCAAAGAGGAATTAAATAGATTGAAAGGTGTACTTTGGTAGTGAAATGAACTTACAAAATTTTATCTACATACTATTCGCACTTGTCTGGCTCTCTGGCTTGATCTGGGCTGGTGTGATTGCGTTTAAAAATAGAAAGGGGAAGCATGAATAAAATATTTTATACGATCATTGGATCTGTATCGCTGGTATTTATGGTTGCGTGTATTATTCTCAGCTCACGGATCAATGAGTTAAAAACTAAAGTCAATGATCTGGAATGGACGGTACAAGAACATGAACTGTCTATCCAGCGGTTGGCAGAAAAGAATAATGCGCAGGATGTGATCTTGAATAAATTAAACAGCGAGTACCAGATGCGTGAGAAGCAACGTGCGGAGGAACTAAAAGAGGTGGCTGAGTTAAATGGAGTTGGTGGATGAGCATAGCAAGTAGATTGAATAGATTAAAATACATTGATCTGAAGATTAAATCCAAACAACAGGAAATAGTCGCAATTAGATCATCAGTATTGAAAGCGCAAGTTTACTCTGATGAACCAAAAGGAGGCAATATAGGGAATAGCACGGAAGACAAGGCTGCTAAAATCATCGACAAAACAGATGACATCAAGCACGAAATCAACTTGCTAATGAATGAGAAATTAGAAATGGCTCAATTGATAGATAGCCTTGAAGATCCACTAGAAAGCATTGTACTAAGGCTATTCTTCATTAACGGTTATAGCTGGAATGAGGTCATACGTGAGTTGCATTATTCACGAGGGACAATCCAAAAAGCGAGAAAGTCGGGAATTAAAAATTTAAGCCAAAAAAGTGTACGGATTGAACAATATTGAACTTTTAAAGTGGTATTATGATAGTACGGACAAGGAGAACAGGACATCTACTCCAAGCAGTTTGAGCGTTTTTTCAAAGTTTTATCTCCAAAAAATAGTTTTGATGATTTTTCACGTTACATGCTCCTTGTCTTTCTTTTTTTGATACCAATGGGATCGGATTAAACCGATCTTTTTTATTTTGCCGAAAGCGAGGTGAACCAGATGGCGAAATATACAGAATGGTTGACCGATGAAGGCTTGCTTCTGATCCAAGGCTGGGCAAGAGATGGGTTGATCGATGAACAAATAGCCAAAAATATGGGTGTTGCTTATTCTACGTTTAAAGAATGGAAAAAGAAGTATTCGGCTTTTTCGGACTCCTTAAAGCAAGGAAAAGAAGTTGTCGACAGGCAAGTAGAAAATGCGCTCTTTAAAAACGCAGTTGGTTTTATGTACGAAGAAGAGACAGTGACAAATGCTGGTGAAGTGGTTACTGTCAAAAAGTACAGTAAACCAAACATCACTGCCCAAATCTTCTGGTTGAAGAATAGGAAGATGAAAGAGTGGAGAGATAAACAGGAAGTCGAACAGATCAATCATAATATCGAAATAACGGTTGGTGAATGGGATGACGATAAAACTTAACATCAGCCCGTCCAAGGTATTCAACAGACACATCTACGACCATCTATTTGACTATGACACATTCACTGAGGTTCACTACGGTGGGGCTTCGTCTGGTAAAAGCCACGGGGTCTTTCAGAAGATAGTCATTAAAGCATTGAAAGACTGGAAGAAGCCACGCAAGATCCTTGTGCTTCGTAAAGTCGGTGCTACTGTTCGTGATTCAGTCTTTGCGGATGTACAAGCGACACTGTCATATTTTGGCATCCTTAACATGTGCAAAGTCAACATGTCTGCATTTCGTATAGAGCTGCCGAATGGCGCAGAGTTCATCTTTAAAGGGATGGATAACCCAGAGAAAATAAAATCTATCAAGGGTATCTCTGATGTGGTCATGGAAGAAGCATCTGAATTTACTTTGGACGACTATACACAGCTCACGCTTCGTCTGAGGGACAAAGCACACAAACAAAAACAAATATACTTAATGTTTAACCCAGTTTCCAAAGCGAACTGGGTTTATAATGCTTTTTTTGTCAAAAAACCAAAAAATACAGTCGTTTACCAGACAACATACAAAGATAATCGCTTTTTAGACGCAGTTACACGGGAAAATATCGAAGAACTTGCGAATCGTAACGAAGCGTACTACAAAATATACGCTTTGGGAGAGTTTGCGACTCTTGATAAGTTGGTTTTCCCGAAATATACGAAAAGACTGCTAAACAAAGACAATTTAAGACATTTCACATCTTATTTTGGTATGGACTATGGTTTTATCAACGATCCAACAGCGTTTATGCACGTCAAGATAGGCGACGATAACAAGCGCTTATATGTCGTTGAGGAATTTGTTAGAAAAGGACTGACAAATGACAAGATCGCAGAGAGTATTACCGCCCTTGGGTATGCAAAAGAGCAAATTCGAGCCGATTCGGCTGAAAAGAAGTCAAATCAAGAGCTACGAAATCTTGGAATCAGTCGGGTTATTGATGTCAAGAAGGGTGCCGGTTCAGTCATGCAAGGAATCCAGTATCTTCTACAGTATGAGTGGATTGTAGATGAAAGATGTGTGAAGACCATTGAAGAATTAGAAAATTACACATGGAAGAAAGACAAAGCCACGAATGAATACATCAACGAGCCTGTAGATAGCTACAACCACTGTCTGGATGCGATAAGGTATGCAATCCAAGATAAGATCACTAAATCAAAAATTAAAACATTCAAAGGGGGCTTTTAATTGACTAAAGTCAGAATTAATAACAAGCGACTGCTGACTGTACCAGTAAATACTGAGGTGACTGCACAAATCGTAACAGAGGCAATTCGCTTGCATTTGAGCAAACTCGTACCGACATATCGAGAGAATGAAAATTTATATCTATCAGATCACAAGATCCTACATGCCAGAGCTAAAGACACATGGAAACCCGACAATCGTCTAGTTGTTAACTACGCAAAATACATCGTAGACATGTTCAACGGGTATTTTATCGGTATTCCTGCCACTGTATCACATGACGATCAAGTGATTAGTGATTATGTCAATGACTTCCGAAAATTCAACGACATGGAAGACAGCGAGAGCGAACTATCCAAGCTGGTTGATATTTTTGGCCATGCATTTTGGTATGTGTACCAAGACGAAGATGCGAATACACGAGTTACATACAACAGCCCGATGAATATGCTGATTGTACACGACAACTCTGTTGCAGAGCGTCCTAAATTCGCTGTACGGTACATGATCGATGAAGAGACTGGTGCTGGCACTGGTGAGGTTGTGACTGATAAAGAAACAATCTACTTCACACTGGATAACGCTGGTGATGTGCATTTCGGTGAGCGAGTCAACCACATCTACTCACATCTTCCGATCATTGAAGTGATTGAGAATGAAGAGCGTCGAGGCATCTTTGAAAGCGTGAAGACATTGCTTGACGCACTCAACAAAGCGGTCAGCGAGAAAGCAAATGATGTTGATTATTTCGCAGATGCTTACTTGAAGATCATTGGTATGGAGCTAGACGATGAAGTAAGTTCTAGTATCCGTGACAACCGTGTATTTAATCTATGGGGCGAAAGTGGCAGTCAGTTAGATGTTGACTTTCTACAGAAGCCAAACGCAGACCAGACGCAAGAAAACCTCATTGTGCTATTGCGTGATGCAATCTTTAACATCTCGATGGTTGCCAATCTATCAGACAAAGACTTTGGCAATAGCTCTGGAACTGCTCTTGCTTATAAGTTGCAAGCTATGGATAACCTCGCTAAATCAAAAGACCGCAAGATGCAATCTGGATTTAATCGCTTGTATGAGGTTGTTCTGTCTGTACCAACTACGCAAGTACCAGCAGATGCATGGTCTGAACTTAATTACAAATTCACTCGTAACGTGCCTAAGAACACGCTAGAAGAAGCACAAATCGTAAGTCAATTAAATGGCCAAGTGTCAGATGAAACAAAACTTTCTGTCTTGTCTATCGTCCAAGATCCAAAAGAAGAGCTTGAGCGCATGGAAGAGGAAAGCAAGAAAGACAGTGAACTGTATCAGCAAATGGCTCTAAATGAGCGCATGAGCGATCTTGCAATCAACAAGGATGCAGAAGAAAGCAACGAAGAAAAGGACGGTGTAGAGGATGACAGAGACCGTCAGACAGAATAGTTACTGGCGCAACCGTGTTGAACTGGAGCAGAGAGCAGCAATCAAGCGTGATGAAGATTATGCGACTGAGTTGAAGAAAATGCATGATTACTACTTCAACGAGATAGATAAGGAAATTAGAACGTTTATCAATCGCTATGCTGAGAAGAACGGGAATATTCCCTATTCTGAGGTTATCGCAAGACTTGATGCGATGGATGTTGCTGCTTTTGCTGAGAAAGCTAAACGCTATGTTGAGGAAAAAGACTTTGGTGCGATAGCCAATAGAGAATTGGCTATCTACAACCTCAAAATGCGAGTATCAAGGCTTGAAGCATTGCAACAAGAGCTAGACTTGCAGATGATTGCTCTTGCAAACGAGGAAGAAAAGAAGACAGGCAACTTTTTGAAAGGCGAATACTTGCAAGGGCTAAAAAGTCAAGCTGGTATTTTGGGAGTGTCAGAAGGTGCTACGGTCTCTACTGCGATGAAGCAGGCTATAGATCGTAACTTCAACGGTGCTACTTGGTCTAGTCGTATCTGGGATCGTCAAAATGCTCTTCGAGACATAGTCAAGAAAGCAACTGCTGACTTACTGGTTCTTGGCAAGAATCCAACACAGATTATTTCAAAGTTACGTAAAGAATTTGGAGTATCTGCCCATCAAGCTAAACGCTTGGCAGTCACAGAAGGCTCACGGGTAGCGATGGCAGCGCAAAAAGATAGTCTGGAATCACAAGGCTATGATGAATATGAGTACATCGCAGAGCCAAGTGCTTGTAAGATATGCGCTCCGTTCGATGGAAAAATCTTCAAGGTATCTGAAATGGAATCTGGGCGCAACTGCGCTCCGATGCATCCATTTTGTCGGTGTAGTGTTGCTGCTCATTATTCAGGCTTCGGTGAAAAAGTTAAACAGCAAACCAAAGCTGTTGATAAAGTAGAAAAAGAGGAAACTCACAGCTTCGGAGATTCTTTTGGAAAAGGTTTAGATTTAGCACAAAAAACATTACAAAACTTTGTTGACAACGCTAAAAAGTGGTATAATAATCACATAGAAAGTAGACTGACACCAGAAGAAATTGAATTTTCTAGCCATGTGCTGAAAAAGGTGATTGACAACAGTGCATATTCAATGCGCTTTAAGTCTGCAAATATTGACAAACTGATAGAATCTGGAAAATTCATGAATCAGTTTGAAACTGGCACAAGCGGTGGGACTGTCAACACGAAGTACAGAAGGCAAGCCACAAATCAATTGTTTGGTTTGTCTGGCAAACGCTTGAAGAAATCCGAGTTTGAAAAGTATGGCTACTTTGGGAACAAGGATGCTATCAAAGATTACACCCACAACTCGACAAGCTGGGGCGGTGTTGGTCAATATGGTGATGTTATCATCCACTTTGCAAAAGACAAGGTGGCAAACAAGACAACATTCACAGTAAACAACAGCCTTGGCCCTGCGGTCTATCAAGAACTTGTTGCAGACAATCCAAATAGACCGAATTTGGTTGGTATCGATAAAGAGTTGCTAAAAGAAACGGTAGATTTGTTAAAAGCTGGAAACATCAAAACACCAGAAGAAGCGAGCAAGGCTCTTGGTGTCCGTTATTTGGAGACTCAATATCATGGTGAAATAGGAGTATCTGATATTTCTAGTATGTACTTCACAAATAACAAACCAAACGAGAAGCAAATTCAGTCATTGAAAGAATTCGGTATTAACTTGTATGTGAAAGAAGGTGATCAATTTGTTAAAATTGAATAAAATCATCGGTGTCGATGAATCAAAAAATAATATATTGGTCACTCTCGAAGATGGCCGAAGTGCATTAGTGGATAAAGAAAGAAAAGGTTTTGTTGTTGAAATCCTTTTAGATTCTTTTTATAAGTGGATGTCTTTCCCAAATGAACCAACTTCAGAAGATCAAGCAGAAGTTATTGAGATCTTAACGAACCCAAAAGGGTTTGCATTTGGCCCTTTGGCAGAACGCTATCTCACAGATGAAACATTAAAGCACAAATTTGATGCCATGAAGAAGGATGCGGGATACGCATATTGAATATATAAAAAGTCGTAGTAATACGACTTTTTTTGTTGTCAAAAAACAGAAAGAGAGGAGCACCTTGAATATTTGGAACATAGTATCAGTCACTGGAGGGGTTGTCTGTTTATTACTTATCCTCTTGTTTGGATATGCGATGACAATCGGCCTACTGTCAGGGATTGATGAAGTTAAACGCAAAAACAGAGATTGAGAGGTGATCCAGCATCTTGACAAGCAGGAACAGTCTGCTATTTTATCGCATAATCTAACCAGTCGAAAGGCTGGTTTTTATTTTGTCCAAGCATTGATGACGCTAAAAGCTATGGAATACAAGATAGTCGGGGACGACTTTAAAAATAGGAGGTTCGCATGAACAAAGAAACAGAAGTAGTCGAAACGGTTGAAGATGTTGAAAAGGTAACGGCCGAACCAGAAGAACATCAAGAAGAACCGAAAGACGAAAAGAAGTACACGGACGCAGATGTTGACAAGATCATCAACAAGAAATTTGCCAAGTGGAAAGAAGAAGCTGAAAAAGCTGAGAAAGAAGCTGAGAAGTTGCGCAAGATGAACGCTGAACAGAAAGCAGAGTATGAAGCTCGAAAACAAGCTGAACGCATTGCCGAATTGGAAGCACAACTCAATCGCAACGGACTCGAAAAAGAGGCTTCCAAAATGCTGTTTGAAGCTGGAATCACAGCCGATGAAACAGTGCTTGACTTTGTTGTACGCAATAATGCAGAAGATACACAACAGTCAGTACAGTCACTCATTGGTCTTGTAAATACTCTTGCAGATGCAAAAGTACAAACAATGCTAGTTGGTAAGACACCAACCAAGCAAGAAGAAACTGGTCAAGGGATCACTAAGGAACAATTCCGCAAGATGGGCTATCAAAGCCGAAACGAATTATTCCAAACGAACCCAGAACTATACAACCAATTGAAAGGATAATTATTTATGCCACAAGGAATCACTCAAAAAGCTACTATGGTAGTGCCAGAGGTCATGGCTGACATGGTATCAGCTAAATTGCCTAAACTAATCAAATTCACACCACTCGCATTTGTCGACAACACACTTGTCGGACAAGCTGGTGACGAGATCACAGTCCCTAAATGGGAATACGCTGGAGACGCAGCAGAAGTTGCAGAAGGTGTTGCAATCACACTTGACCAACTTACAACCAAAAAATCTAAGATGACCATCAAGAAAGCTGCTAAAGGTTTTGAAATCACAGACGAAGCCCTTCTTTCTGGTTTTGGAGATCCAATCGGACAAGCAGTATATCAAGCATCTCTTGCCCTTGCTAACAAAATTGATAATGACCTTGTAGAAGCTGCGAAAGGCGCAGTCCAAAAAGTAGCCGAAACAGCTACTGCTGTTGACAATTTGCAAAAAGCACTCGATATCTTCTCAGATGAAGACGATGCTTCTTATGTTGCATTGCTTAACCCTGCAGACGCTGCTGCTCTTCGTAAAGATGCTGCTCAAAACTGGACTAAAGGTTCAGAACTTGGCGCAGAAACAATCGTGAACGGAACATTTGGTGAAGTTCTCGGTGTTCAAATCGTCCGCACAAACAAAGTTGAAAAAGGTAAAGGCTTCCTCGTGAAAGTCTCTGCTGATGCTACTGATACAGATGATGTCAACAAATACGGTGCATTTGTTATTGCATTGAAACGTGATGTAATGGTTGAAACTGACCGTGACATCTTGAAAAAAGCAACTGTCATCACTGCAGACAAACACTATGGAACATATCTCTATGATCCATCACGAGTTGTTAAATTCGGTGAATCGTAATTTTAAAAGGGGGTGACAACGTGAGCATGCTACTACGTTATCACTATCAACAGAGCGATCCAGTTGAACCAGAAACGGTTGAAGATGTCGCTTTGGATGATATGACGCTAAAAGATTTGAAATCTTTAGCTAAAGAAACTGGTGTCGAAGGTTATTCCATGCTTGCAAAAGCTGAATTAGTCGAGGCATTGAAAGGATGATTTGATTATGTCGTACATCGATAAAGTAAAGGTGCTGTTGAATATCGAGGACGACTTGCAGGACAAAATGCTTGGTTTAATCGAGGAGATGACAACCCAGCATTTTACTGCCTATACTGGAGATTTTGGAGTGCCAGAAAAGTTTGATTACATGATTATTGAAATCATGATCGAACGATTCAACCGCATTGGATCGGAAGGTTACTCTAAGAAGACGCTCGAAGGTTTAACTCTTGAATTTAATCAAGATGATTTTGCACGATTTAACAAGATCTTGAAACGTGAGTACCCATCTATCCTTGAAAATCGAGGATTTAAGATGCTATGAGAGAAAGCGAACGTGTTGAACTCGTATTTCAGGCCGAGAAGCCTAAATATGACCCAGAATTAGGACGAATGAGCAACGCAGAGCCTACTAAAAAGGTATTACCTTGCTTTATTTCTGAATTAGGACTGGAATTAAAAGTCAAACTGCTTGATAAAGTCGATGTAGATGCAAAAGTCTTACGTTTTAATCACGTTATAAATGGCCCTATATCGTCCATTGTCATCGCTGGAAAACGTTATAAGGTTATCAGCCGAAAGAATCCAGAACGACGCTCTACGGTCTTGTATGTAGCCGAGGTGATGGGTTAATGTTTGACATTGATATTAACGATGGAGGGGCAACCCTCTTTTTTGCGCAAGCAGTTAAATTTGACGCACACGAGATCTTAAAGGATCATGGCTCACGCTTGCACAGACGAGCAGTGAGAAATGCTGTCTTCACTCGTGGATATTCTACGGGTGCTACAAGGCAGTCTATACATCTTACTGTTGGACGTGATGAAGCAAGAGTGAAAGCTGGTACAGATTATTCGGGTTATGTCGAAGTAGGAACACGCAAGATGGAAGCTCAACCGTACATGGGGCCAGCGCTGGAAGAAACTATTCCAGAGTTTGTTGCAGATTTAGAGAAAGGAATGACAGGTAAATGAAACAGCCAGATCAACAATTATTTGACGAGATTTACAAGCGTATTTCTTCGCTTGGCTATGATATTTATCTAGCTCTACCCGATATGTCTGCAAAATATCCATTTTGTGTGATGGGTGATACGCATTTAATGCCAAACCCTACCAAATCGGGGTTGATTGGTTTAGTAAGTACAAGAGTCCATGTTTGGGACGATATCAACAACCGCAGACGATTATCAGACATGATCTATAAAATCCAAAATGAATTGAGCAAGATCAATCGCATCGAGAATAGAAGCTGGTCGATGGGCCTCTCTAGTAATAGTCAAATCATTAAAGACAACAGCACAGAAGAAACTCTTTTCCATGCAGTTATTGACATGGAATTTAAATTTGTTTAAACGAAAGGAAAAACTAAATGGTATTAGAACCACAAAAAGGTAAAGATCGGATTTTGATGTTCCGCAAAAAAGGCGACAAAACTGCTGCAGCAAAACTTGCTTTGCAAACTGAACACAAATGGGAGTATGAACGCAAAACAGATAGCACAAAAACCAAAGATGGTGCTATTTCGGCTGCTGGTGGATTGGAAGTTACACTCTCAATCGAAGCGGTTGCGTCTCGTGACGAATTGAATAACATGCTTAAAAACTCTGTAATCGAAGGTTACGAGTTGGAAGTATGGGACATCGATTTGAAGGGCGAAAAACAAGGTGCAAAATACCCAGCATTGTATGCTATCGGTAAATTGAGCAAGTGGGAAGTGCCTGCCAACGTTGAAGATCTCATCACTTTGCAAACTGAAATGGCAATCGATGGTAAACCAGTACCGGGATATGCAACACTTACTGCGGATCAAGAGGCAGAGGTACTTTATGCATTTGCTGACACAACTGCAATCACCGGATAAGCAGCAATAACTACGAGGGCGAAAGCCCTCTTTTATTTTTACTAAAAAAACACAAAGAAAAGGAAAAATCATAATGAAAACATTGACAATTAACGAACGTGAACACGAACTATCTTTTGGTATTGCATTTATCCGTGAACTTGATAAAAAATTCTGCTCTAGCGTGAATGGAATGAATTTCGGAGCTGGTGTCCGTTCTGCGGTTGTGTATCTCTTGGATGGAAACCCAACAATCTTGGTTGACATCATTCAGGCCGCAACTATCACGAATCGGAGCAAATTATCTGAAAAGGATATTGAGAAATGGCTTGAAGAACAAGATGATCTCGATGTTGTCTTCGATGATTTTTTAACATGTTTCAAGACCTCAAAACTGACCAAGAAGACAACGATGGCGATCGTGGAAGCGGTGGAACAAGCCTAAAGAAAACCACGGTCGGACTCACTTCTGAACAGACTTATGAAGATCTGATGGCAACTATCTTCGCCTTCTTTGGCGTCACAGACTATGTGACTGCTCAACGCATGACGCTGAAAGAATTCAACATCAGACAGCGTGCAAGAGATATGCAGATGTTAGATGAAGAAAAGAGAGTGTATTTGCTCGCTTTTCAGATTCGACAAGCACAAGCTAGTAAGAAAGATGGAAGATATATCTTTGAGAAGTTCGAAGACTTTTACAATGAAGAAGAACGACGCAGAACAGTCTTGAATAGATCACAAGGCCCTGCAGTCAATCAAGAACTGATTGAGATCGCCAAAAGACTTCAAAAGAGGCGAAAGGAAGGAGGTATAGATGGCTGATAAGTCCTTTAAAGTAGAAGCCGTGCTAAAAGCCACTGATGCAGGTTATTTTGCAACGATGCAAAAAGCAGGCTCTGCGGTCGAAGGTCTCACGCAAAAGGCTGGAAAAGCTGGATCTAATATTTTTGGTTCACTTGAGAAAGTCGGAAAAGGGATGACGATTGCAGGGGCAGCAACCACTGCAATGGGTGTAAAAGCAGTAAAAGGCTTTGGAGACTTCGAGGCCTCACTCAACAAGGCAGCTATCGTAGCTGGTGGTACATCTAAGGACATTGAAGGTTTAGCAGATGTAGCCAACAGAATGGGTAAAGACTTGCCACTGTCTGCACAGGATGCAGCAGATGCAATGATTGTCATGGCCCAAAACGGTGCAAGCCTAGAAACTATTAAGAAGATTTTCCCAGCAATCGCACAAGCAGCAACTGCCTCTGGTGCTGATTTGGTCACAACTGCTGGGGTTGTACAACAAGCAATGAACGTTTGGGGAGATAGTATCGGATCTGCAGAACAGGCTGCAGCCGTATTGACCCAAACAGCGAACGTATCTAATGCATCTGTCGAGAGTATGGAGCAAGCCTTATCAAACGTGGCAAGTTCTTCTCGTTTGATGGGTGTGGATATGAAAGACGCATCTACTGCGATTGGTCTGATTACCAACACGGGTATGTCTGCAGCACAAGCATCACAAGACCTGAACCACGCTATGCTGAAGATGGCAGCGCCATCTAAAAAAGCAAGTAAGCTAATGAATAGTCTTGGTTTGAGCTATACAGATGCTGCAGGTAATATGAAGCCATTCAAGCAGATCTTGATTGAAGTAAACGACAAGATCAAAGACATGTCACAATCTGAGAAGGCTGCGACATTGAAGACTTTGTTTGATACCTCAGGGATGCAAGCAATCAGCCCATTGCTTGATAGTATTTCAAATAAAACCAAAGACGCTACTAAATCATGGGACGCTGCCAGAGGATCGCTCGAAGAGGTCTCCCGTTCGCAAGGTGATGCTGCCGCTTGGCTTGCTAGACAAGCAGAGGACATGCAGAATAACGTTGGTTCCAAGCTTGAACAAGTTGGGGGATCATGGGAAGCCTTGCGAAATAAGGTTATGGCATCTAATAAAGGGATGCTCACTGGCTTATTGTCTGGAACATCTAAAACCATTGAATGGGCCACAGAGAGCGACAACGCAGTTGCCAAGGTCATTCGTGGATTCGTTGGTATGTCTCCAGTTGTAGGGCCTGCATTGACTGTGGTTGGCTCGGCAATGACACAAGTACGGTCAATTGCTAGTGGGCTTGGTTCTACGTTCAATTTTTTGAGAACAGCAATGACAAACCCTTGGACCTATGTGATCGTAGGTATTGCTCTGGTTATCAAGTACTTTGTCGATCTCTACAATCGTAGCGAATCATTCCGCAAAGCTGTAAACAATGTAGCAACCGCTGCAAAGACAGCATTTATGGATCTGTACGCAAAGATGAAGCCAGCTATAGACGGAATTGCTAAATTCTTTGGGAAGATCCCAAATGGTGGTGGTTTGTTGACTGCAATAGCTGGTGTGGGCCTTTCTTTAGGCGGTGTATTTGCCCTTTTAAAGAAAAACCCATTTAGCTTATTTGCTAGAAACGGTCAACAATCAATGGGGTTGCTTTCTAAACTTAATCCATTCAAGGGATTGAGGGGTAAAGCTGCTGCAGAGTCTAAAGGGGTAGAAAGCTCATTCAGGCAGTCCGATGGCATTATTAAGCAGATTTTTACTGGCCTTGGACAAGGTATTAAATCATCTCTTGAAGGGATAGGAAGCGCTGCTAAAGGCATTGGAACAGGCTTGTCTGCCACGTTCCAAGGACTTGGATCAGGAATTTCTAGCGCATTGAGAGGTTTAGGTGCCGCAACAGCAACTGCTGCTAAAGGTATTGGGACTGGTTTGGCAATTGCTTTTCAAGGGTTGGGCCGTGCGCTTGCTATGGTAAACCCTGCGACATTATTTGCTTTAGCGGTCGCTATTCTTGCGATTGGTGCGGCAATGGCTCTTGCTGGTAGTCAAGGTGCAGGAATTGCTCAAATTCTCCAAGGTGTAGGTTCTGTCATTGTATCAGTAGGTACAGCATTTGGAAATGTGGCGCAAGCAATCATGGTTGGATTCGCACAGGCGCTCGTAACAGTAGCACCAGTCATTTCCTCATTTGCTCCTATCGTGGAAGCAATTGGGAAAGCTATCGGCAGTGTTATTAGTGCTATCGGTGGTGTTGCCCCTCAATTGGCTGTACTAGTTAATGCATTTGGCACATCATTCAGTGCCATTGTCCAAGCAGTAGGTATAGCAGTCCAACAGATAGCATCTGGCATCTCTCAAATCGTGACAGCACTTGCTCCGATTGTAGAAACTATCGGAAATGTAATCATCAAAGTCGCTGAAATTATCATGACGAACTTGCCACCAGTTCTACAAGCGGTAACTCCACTTGTGGAAGTTTTAGGCAAGGTATTCACGACTACAGCACAGATAATTGCGGATGCAGTAGTGCGAATTGTCCAAGTGCTACAACCAGTTATGCCAGCAGTCGCACAGATAGCGCAAGCGGTTGGTCAGGCAGTATCTTCTATCGCACAAGCATTTGCTTCGATTGTCGGACAGATCGCACCAATCATCAACAGTATTGCGAACCTATTTACAAGTGTAGGTAATGCAATCAAGACCGCATTGAGTCCTGTTACTCCAATTCTTCGAGAATTTGGTAACGTGGTTAATTCGGTATTTAAAGGTGCATCTAATGTCATTAAATCATTCGGCCAAGCTGTTAAAAGCATTTTGGACGGTGTCTCTGGTGTCATCAAGTCAATTGGTGGAGCTATCAAGGACGCTGGTGAAGGATTTAAACGATTCGGACAAGGTGTAAAACTAGCAGGAGACCACGGACTACAAGCAGCCGCTGGTATCGGTGCAGTTGCTGCTGCGGTTCTTGGTCTCGGTGGTGCATCTGCTGGTGGTAACTTGAATGGATTCCGTGCCGATTTGGACAAATTAGACACGGTGATGTACAAGATTGGTAGCCGCAATGTAGGATCTATCTTCACACAGATGGCCTCTGGTATGCGTACTGCAGCCTCTGCAGTCAATCCACTTGCGAATGGTCTGCCAAAAGTTGCGACAGCAATGACTACAATCGGCCCTGCTGCAACAGCATCATCAAGTGGCATCCGTTCGTTTGGTACAGGATTTCAGCAAATGGCATCTGCAGTAACTCGATCTGCAGTGATGTTTACAATGCTGAACAGTCAGTTTGCATCATTTGGATCTGCTATCGTAAATGCCACATCGTCATTGAGTGGATTTAACACGATGATTACCAGTGTACAATCTGGATTCACGTTTATCATCCAATCGATCACATCATTCATCTCGGCATTAACGAGTCTCGGAAGTAGTATCCGTACAGTTCAAACGACTATAGCCCAACTTGGTACATCAATGGTACAATCTGCGTCTGGGTTCTCTCAACTTGGTAATGCTATGCGTACAGCGATGTCACAAGTTGTTACTGCTGTTAATGCTGGAGTTCAGCAAGCTAGATCTGCGCTATCTCAAGGTTTTGCAAGCATGGGTACAGTTGTATCTACTTCGATGAACAACGTAGCAACTAGTGTCAGAATGTCTATGACAACCATGAACATCTCTGTCACGCAAGCAATGACGCAAATGGGTGCATCAATCAGAACGTCCATGACTTCTGTCAGCTCTATGATGCAAGCGATATTGAACAACATTGTAGCAACCATCTCAGCATCATTCCAACGTATGACCATGACGATCACAATGGCAATGATGCAAGCAAGTATGGCTATCCAGTCGGGAATGATGCGCATGGTGTTGACAATGACTACCAGCGGTATGCAAATGGCTCAAATTGCACAGCGGACTGGCCAACAGATTTCACAAAATATCACGAACGGTATTAGAAATGGTGTCGGTAGCGCAAGAAGTGCGATGCACTCAATGATGCATGCTATCCAAGCAGTTGGAATGGCTGCAGTTGGTACAATGCGATCAGTCGGTAGCATGATTGGTCATGGTTTGGCTCAAGGTATGTATTCTGCCCTTGGTGCAGTAACTGCTGCAGCAAATGCACTCGTTGCACAAGCAGAACGTGCTGCAAGAGCAAAAGCCAAGATCCACAGTCCATCACGGCTGTTCCGTGATAATGTAGGTAAATTCTTGGCTCTTGGTGTGGCAGATGGTATTGATCGCAACGCATCGGAAGTATCGAAGTCAATGGAGAATTTGATTGATGATGCATCACAATACACTGCAAGCAATCCTCTTGGCTCTGGATTTGATTACAACGGTGTGATCAATCACGAGATAAAAGAAGCTGACAGTCAAAACAAACCAATGCAATTAACTCTTGAATTGGGTGGTCGTGCCTTCTCTGCATTTGTAGAGGATATCACAACCGCACAAGGTAAGAGAGAACGAATCAGATTAAAGACAAGTCCTCTGTGAAATGAGGGCTTTGCCTTTTTATAAAAATGAAGAAAGGGGGAAAAATGTATAATTTCACAGATACAAACGAGATTTTAAAAAGCTATGAAATGGGTATCCAGACGACATTCAACGGTAAGACGCTAGAACGTGAACTGACGAACGCAAATGGAGCATTTCAGACTGTTATGATCTCTGGTCGTGGTGTAGTAGACCAAGAACATCAGACAGTAGATGTGACTGGTCGTGATGGGAAAGTCTTTAGGCGCAAGTCTTACAAAGAACGTGAAATTGAGATCACTGCTTTAATCTCTGGGGTTAATAACTCAGCTTTTAGGCTACAATTTGAAAAATTGAATGAGTTGCTAGATACGAATGAGCCAAGTGATCTGGTCTTTGGCGATGAACCAGATCGAATCTATAAGGCGCAGTTTGAATCTGCAGACATTCCAGATGAAGAGAGCAACCAACAAATCATTAAATTGAAAATGATCTGTTATGATCCAAAGAAGCTCACGAATAAGAAGACCGTTACTGGAAATCAGGTCAATTATGCAGGAAGCAAGGAAACGTATCCTAAAATTTCCTTTATGGTTGGTGTTAATGTGAACGAAATTAATCTTCTACATGTTGAGCAACAGAAGTATATTCGTTTAAAAGGCACATATACACAAGGGAATCGCATTGAAATTGACATGAAAGAACGCACGATCAAGCTAAATGGCAGAAATGAGCTTAAAAATTTCGATATGGTGAACAGCAGATTTTTCTCTTTGCAAAAAGGGGCTAATACTTTAAGATTGACCCCATCGAGTCAGTTGACGATTGAATATAGTGAGGTGTATCAATGATTTATTTATTTAATAATAAAGAAGAATTGATCCACATCATTAAAGAGCAAGATCTAATCGAATTTACTCATAAAATCGAGATCAACACGTTTGATGCTGCAGAGTTTGAGTTGCCTATCGAAGCGATTGATAAAGAAATTATCGAACAGATGCGTTTCTTTGGTTTCTTTGTGCGAGGTCGTCAATTTGGGGTGTTTAAAGCCTATGAAGTGACTATGGATGATAATTACACCATCAAAGGTCTCGATCGTGCAGAGAGCGACCTGCGTACGGTCCGAATCATCAAAGATAAGCGACTACAAAATGTCACTGCAGACCAAGCCTTGAATGTAGCATTAGAAGGCACAGGCTATCAATTAGGTGAAAGAGAAGGTCTTACCAAAGTAAACAAGACCAACTTTTACTACATCAGCCCTCGTGAAGCTCTCGTGAAGATTATCGAGGCTTTTAATTGCGAATTTCGTGTACGTTATGAGTTTGTAGAAAATAAGATCATCAATCGCTACATTGATCTGTATCATCGGCAAGGTTCGTACTCTGGTGTTCAATTCGAGTATGGAAACAATGCTCTTGAAGTCACGATGGAAGAAGACTCTGACAATGTTGTCACTGCTCTTATTGGTCGTGGTAAAGGTGAGGAATCAACAGATTCAGAAGGCAATGCCACTGGCGGGTATGGTCGAAGGATTGAGTTTACCGATATTGTCTGGACGAAAGCAAGTGGCAAGCCTATTGATAAGCCTGCTGGACAAAATTACATCGTTTTGAATGATGATATTGAGAACAAGGGACTATACCAAAATGGCGAGTTAAAACATCGCTGGGGTGTATTCGTTGATGAAGAAATCGAAGACAAAGAAGTCTTACTTCAAGCGACATATCAAGAACTTCTGAGGCTCAACAATCCTATTCGCAAGTACAAAGCAAGCATCTTGGATCTACGAGATGACATTTGGCTTGGGGATCGTGTCGCAATTGTCAAGGATTCTGCAAAATTGTCCTTTGAAGCCCGTATCTTCTCAATTACGATTGACAAACTCAATTTTGACCAGTCAGAAGTTGAACTCGGTGATTATGAGACTTTGAAAAGTCAGTCGCAAAGTAGCTCACTAAATGCTATCAAGGAAGCTGTCAGAGAGTTATCAGAAGAACAAGAGGCTTACAATCGAAAAGTCCAAGAGCTGATTGATAACAAGAACGCAGAAATTGCTGAGAAAATGCGTGTGATGCGTCTTGACATGGACAACGGCATTGAAGATGCCAAAAACAAGGCTGAGAAAGTAAAGCAAGAAGTCGCTGCCAAAGTTGATGAAACGGTTAAGGTTGCAAGTCAAAAAGCAAAGAACGAAATTACACAAGAGTTCAATGCACAATATGGCGACATCACTGTCAAGATGGAAGAGTTAAAGTCTACTACCGACCAGTTGAAAACTAGTGATGTGGACATCAAGAAGCTGGTCAATGACTTCAAAGCTCAGACACAAAGCCAATTTTCTGGAATCCAAGGCGCACAATCACGCTTTGAGCAGACTACTGAAAAAGCCATCTCTGACCTCACTAATGTGGCCAATGGCAAGGCTGATAGGTCATTTGTTGAACAGACAGTGAATGGCATCAGAGAAGAATTCACTTCAATTGGTGTTGGTGGTGGACCTAACATGCTCCGAAATTCCAGAGCAGATGAAGGCCTGAAATATTGGACCGAAGCAAATAACAGATTAGCATTCACAGCGCATAAATTCTATTTTAATGGCCAGAAGAGAATGTTTGAATTGCGCCCCGGTGCAGTCATTAAAAGTCCACGTTTCATTGTCAAACAAAATGCAGACTACACATTAAATTTTTTAGGATTTGACAACAATTCAAAAATGTTCAAAGTGTATTTCTGCAAACGCAGAAAAGGTTCAATCTCTGACTTTGAAGAAAAACAGCTAATCTATGATGGCAAACCAAGATTGACAGATGGACCTGTTTTAGATGGAAGCAGAGCAATCAAGAAATCATTCCAATTTAATGTTGGAAATTTTGATGATGGTTATCTTCAATTTGAATATGAACGCAACAATCCAAATAAATGGGGCGGCCTATTTTTAACAGAACTTGACTTCTACGAGGGTA